CCTTTAACTTGTATCGGGTCCTTTGCTCTTAGACCCATAAGGGTTTCGGCATTGATGAGAGTATCACCTGTACCAAAGAATGTATTACCAAACTCTTGATCAAATTGTAATCGAGAAGTATTGGCAATAGTTTCTTCTTTCCACTTATCATCACGCCCGGGTACGTCCCACCAGTCAACTCTGAACGGTTGAAACTGATTTGTTTTTTGTTGTGCTCCCTCCCAAATTTTATGGAAGACATTACCTATACCATTAGCGGTAGAAGTAATAATCACTTTTGTATCTTTACCGGATGAGATAACCGGATATGTTGACGTGAAAAATTGTGCATCATTCTCAACGAATGCAAACTCGTCTAAGAATAATAAGTTAATAGAAAGACCACGAATAGAGGAGCCTGACGTGGCTGCCGCTATAATCTTACTATTGTTTGAAAATTCTAATGAACCTTTGTTTAAGGCTTTTGTGCCTGGCTGTAAGAAGAATGGTAGATTCTCTAACATAAGAGTAATGCGTGCAAGCATCTCACGTGCTGTTGCACCTTTGTTAGCTAGTACAGCCACTGTTTTTTCTGAGTGAAATAAGACAAACCATAGAATATATGCAACAGACGATATAGATTTACCGGACTGGCGACAAGCTAATACGATATTAAATCGGTGCTCGTTAAAATATTTAAACATTTGCTCTTGATACGGATATAGATCGAAGTCAACTAAGCCTTCGTCAAGAGATATAACTTTACAATATTCTCTTGCAAAGTGTACAGGATCTTGCATACACTTTTGATATTCTAGTATTTCTGCTTGGGACCATGAAGTGACAATACCGTCACGTTTAACATTGGAGTTCCCTAAATATCCATCATTCATCTTTTAATCGAGGCGTTAAATCAATAACATTATTAGCAGGCTTTTCGATCTTATCTACATCCTGTAACATTCTTTGTAAATCAGTTGTAGAACCAATAAACAAATTATTATTTGTTGTGCCTTCGGCTTTCATAGGTATATCATCATTCTTTTTAATATCTTTGTTTTTCTTATTCAGATCCATAAGCTTGTCATTTACATCACCGACATTCTTAATCATACCTGATAAGACTTCTATAGCACGAGGATGCTCAGACTGTTGAGCAATCTCAATAGCTAAGTCTAATGCATCTTTGCCTTTCTCGATTAACTCATAATAAGTCTGTCGAGAATATTCATAGTCATTTGCAATTTTATCACTATCCATAATTCACCTATAAACTACTATCACCAACGTACTTCGTATTATATCCTTGGAAGAGTGGATCATCAGGAGTTCTACTAAAAAATTTAGGTGTGTATTCTACACTAAATCCAAATCCCGCGGAATCTGTACTATTTAAATCATAATTGACAATAGACTTTTGTATAACACTTTTGCCGGCATCTATCGGACCATAAAAAGCAGTCTTCATTTCAAAGTCTAGTACATATTGTATAACACTTCTCTGTTCTATCGGACCTTCAAAATCAGCAAGATATGAAACGCCCTGTAATGTAAGAGGTATGTCTTCTAGTATATCTGCATATTGAGAAAACGGTTTCATAGTTACTGTATATTGAGGACTAAAAAACGGTAATATTTGCTCTACTAATTGCAATGCATCATCTTGTGATTTTGCATATATAGTAAGCGAAAAAGTTATATTATAAGGTACTGCTCTTGTAACAACATCTTTTTTAGAACCATGATCATCAATAGTATTATTATGAAAAGTTTTATTTAATTTCTGTAGCTGTCTTGTATCATCATAAATGTATGATGTAATCTCAAAAGACATACGAGGTAATTTTAGAGCAACAGATTCATCTCTTTGTATATCTGCTAATCCTTGAATACGTTCGATATACTTATCACGTGGAGCATAAGCTAATGGTACTCGAACTGTACTAATTACAGAACCAGCTTTATCCTTACGGATCACATACAAGTTAGTAAATAGAGAACCGAATGCGGCTACGCATTTTCTAACTTTCTGATGATAAAAGTGTGGACCGAACATTTCTTATCCTATTTGTTTATGATACTCATAATTTCTGGGCTTACGATATTATCTTTACCAAAAATTCTCTGAGTCGTTTTATCTGTTTCTTTATAATATTTGTCTGCCATTTCATCTAAAAAATCTTCAAGGTGATTTGAGTGTGGTATCTCTTTATTTGCAATCATATTGCTTACAGTCTTAATATAACCTTGTACCTCTGTAAGTCCTACTTGAGGATGTACACCGTACTGTTGCATATATTCTATAGTTGCCGTACTTGCTCTTCCGCCATCCATTAGATTACGATACATCAATTCAAATCCACGTCGTACGTGATGCCTTTTTTCAGATTCTTCAAACTCCTCTTCTGACCAGTCAGTCACTCCATGATTTTCTTTTAAATTATTATACGCGTTAATCAGCGTAGCAATATCTTTAAAAGAACCGTTTATTTTACTTTCCATCATTTCTATGCCAACAAAAGCTGCACGTAGTTTAGCACTTAGAACATTATTATCCGGATCATTGAATAGTTTATCTTGTAACTTCTCAATGTTTCTCAATGCTTTAGCATGGCTCACTTGTGCTTCAGCCAATGCCATCTTACGTTTCTCAGTTTCTGCCAATACTTGTCGCATCATTCTCATAGGCGAATGACCGTTAAGCATTGTAAGACTCATCATTGCCAAAGTTGATTGAGAATTATTCCTATCAAAGAATTTAGTTTTCTCATCTAACTCAGGCAGATATTCATTCACTAGAGCAACTGCTTGCGGATTGATCTTACTCTTAGATACAGGAGTAATACCAAATGTCACTGGATCAGTTGCTTTTAATTCTGTATTCGTTTTCTTAACGATTTCACTCATAATAAATCCTTGTTATAATATACTATTTATGCGTCATTACCTGACATACCCGCAGCACCATATGTACTGTTTGCAGACTGTAAAATACCACCAAAATCTACAGCATTACCTGTTGTTTGAATAGTTACCTTTTGCATATATTGAACGTTAGGACCTGTAGGATATGCAAACCCACCCATTATCACGCCTGTTGTTCCATTACTACATGCTGATACTGCACTTCTTCCGTTATCCATATCTCCAAAATCTGTACCATTACCTGTTGTTTGTATTGTAAGATATTCTATTGTGTTGTACGCAAAAGTGTTTGTACTAGTTATACCGCCCATATATAACCCTCTTGTTTCGTCTGCACAAATACCTGAATGGGCACCATATACAGAATTAGTAGTGTCACCAAAATCAATTGCATTACCGGTTGTTTGTGTTGTAATATAATCAATTGTGTTTACCTGAGCTAAGATTTCCCCACCTATAAAAACACCACGCGTAGCATCATTAGTATTACCAATCTCATCACGAGCTTGCGTGAGATCTCCGAAATCTAAAGCATTTCCTGTAGTTTGAATAGTAATATAATCCATTTCATTAGTTACACTAGGTGAATGGACTGAACCACCACCAACAACTGCTCTTGTTGCATCTCCTACTACACCGTTAGTCTTTTCTTTATTTTGCACAAGATTTCCAAAGTCTGCAGCATTTCCTGTAGTTGCCGATGTCCAATATTGTATTCTATCTGACTTTGGATCACCACCTGGTGAAGTTCCATCATAACCACCCATAGTAATAATTCTAGCTCCATCGCCTACTCCACCATGTTCAGTACACTTACCAATCATGTCTCCAAAGTATGCAGTATTTGCACTAGTTGTTATATCAAAATAACCTATGTTAAAAGTACTACCATTGCCACCTGCATGAAAACCTCTATTACCTAGATAACTGATGATCACTGGCCAATCAAAGTTTGCACCAGCAACATAGCCGGATGTAAACTCAAATCTACCACTTAATCCATACATATTATTACCTGTCGCACCAGTCAATCTATAATTTGTTCCTGATGCAGCAACGTTAGTACCTCCTCTATCCCAATCAATAGCAGGTGATACATATGTAGGATTATACTGATTCTGACCACCATTTGGTAAAGATGTATAACCTGAACCGCCAGGATATCCTCCTGTAGCTGCACGGTGTGCCCAATAATTATCACCTTGTCTAATAGTATTATGTGTACCTGTAGTCGTATCCATAGTATTTGATATTGTATTTTGAATTGCTGATGTAGTTGTACCAGGATTCCCGCTTGTACCGGCTCCACCAGAAGTTAACTTTAATATTGCTTGTAAATAGACACCGTCATAGCTTACACCCGAACTAGCATTACTTGGATCATATATAAATATTTGACTCGTTCCACCTACTCCAGATGTTGATCCAGTATCATATCCTGCTGATCCATTAACATTAGACCATATCCCCTTTTGAGAACCTTGACCAGGCCTCATATATAAACGTCCATTTGGTGGAACTGTAATATCCCATCCATGTTGAACTTGTTCTCCAGATCCTAAACCAGCATTAGCATTACCAGTTGCTTGCAAGGAATATACTCTATATGTAACACTACTAGATGACGGATTAGTAAACTTAAAATAATCAGCTGCAGAATCAGTATAGTTAGCCGGTGCATCAGCATTGTTC